CGCCTGGAAGGCCCCACGCACGCCGCCGCCACCCGTGAACGCCCGCTGCAGTAGGTCCGGCAGAGTAGCCACTGCCGAGGCGAAGCCGCTCGTCGTCGTTTCGCGAATGATCGACGGCAGCCGCTGCCCGATCTGTTCGATGCCAGCGGCTCCCCCTCCGGCGATCGCCTGCTCGATCGTCTGCGGGTCGATGCCCATCGGGCGGCCGCCCCGGTTCAGGGACTCCATGCCCGCCACGATCGCGCGGATGCGGTCCAGTTCCGGCAACGTCCCCGAGGTGAACGAGAACTCCGGCCCACGCACCGGGCTCGCGGCGTTCGACCGGTTCAGCGCGTCGATCTGCGCGCGCACGCGGGCAATCACGTCCGCGTAGGCGGCGAAGGCCGCGTGCATCTCGTCCACGGCATCTGCACCCTGCCGATAGCCCTCGATGAGGCCCGCCGGCAGTTCGGGTGGTGTCACCGGCAGCGGGATGTCCGAGCGCCCCGCGTTCCGCATCTGGTTGGCGAACTCGGTGCCCGCCATCCGTTCCCAGTCCTCGTTCGACGGTCGGACCATGGCGAGGATGCGCGTGGCCGCGTACGCCTTCCACTTCAGGGTGAGCTGGTCGATCCGATCGCCCAGTTCATCGATCGCCTGAATATCCTGATTGCTGACGACCGCCTCCTTCGGCACGTCCTGCATGGCCTTCCGCAGGTCGCCGAGCGCCGGGATCAACTGCTTCGCCAGCTTGCTCCCGAACAGATCCGCCGCCAGGGCGTTCTTCTGCATCGGGTCTTCCACCTGGCCCACGGCTTCCCCGATCGCGATGAACGCCTCCTCCGGGCCGGCCGCCAGCAGGGCATCCACCGACAGCCCCAGCTTGTTCACCGCGTCGACCGCGCTCTGGTCGCCACTCGCCAGGCGTTCACTCAGCGTGCCGACCGCGCGCCCCATCTCGTCCATCGACACGCCCGAGGACACGCCCACGTAACCGAGTCGCTGCAGCCCTTCCACGGACACGCCCGTCGCCGCCGACAGGTCACTGAGCTGCCCGGCCATGTCCATCAGGCTCTTGGCGAAGCCGATCGCCGACGCCGCCGACAACCCCACTCCGAACAGACCGAGCAGGTTGTTGACCGAGGCCAGCGACCCCTGCATCCCATCGAGGCCGCGCTTCGCCGATCCGGAGGTCTTGTCCACCAGCTCGGTCTGCTGCGCCAGCATGCGGTAGTGATTGGCGAGATCCGTGCTCCCCTTGCCGGCCGCCTCGAGCTGTTCCACGGCGTCACCGCGTTCACGCGCTCTTGATTCGACGCGGTCAGCTTCTGCGCCCCACCGATCTTGTCGATCGCCGCGGCATAGTTGGCCGCCGACCGCAGCAGGTTCTCCCCGCTCAGCGACTTCACCAGTTTGTCGGCCGCGGCGCGCGTGGCTTCGATCTGGTTCAGCCCCTGCGCCAAGTTCCGCCGCAGTTGGTCGGTGTTGTCAGCCCACCGGATCGGAATCGTCGGCATTTACTGCTCCATCTTCCGGGCCACACGGAAGGCTGCGTCGGTCATCTCGCGCTGGTACACCGCGTTGTACGCGTCGGCGGCCGGGCGCATGAACGGGCGTGCGCGCATCTTGACCGTGCCGTACTCCAGCCACTCCGGCAGCATGTTGAGCGTCACTCGCTGCGTGTGGCGTCGTCCGGTGCGCTTGCGATAGTGAATGGCGAACCGCACGCGCGGACGATCCGTGCCGGGCACCACGAGGTACTGCTTCTCCTCCGGCCGCTCCACGATGTGAATGTTGTCGCGTGTGTAGCCCGAGTCGCGCGGCACCAGTTCTTTCGCCCGGTTCATCACCAGCCGCGAGACGCGCCACGCCACCGCACGGAAGGCGGCGTCCGCCTCCTTCGGGAGCGCGTCGATCTGCCGCCGCAGGTCCGCGAGGGGATCAGCCATGCCCCACGTCCGGCGTGCGCGCCGCCAGCAGCGCCGCAATGCCCCCGATGTCGTCCAGCACGTTCCCGGCCTCCTCTGGTGACGGCGTGGCCGGGTCGGTGAGCACCGCCTGCATCAGGTGCCGCGCGGTCTCCATGCGCGGCTCGCCGCCCACGACTTCGCGCATCACGTCGTAGTACGGCCGCCCCGTGATCGCTTCGAGGCGGCACATGGCATTGACCCCGAAGTTCAGGACGTAGATGCGACCGGAACTGCCGATGACCTGCCCGCTGATGTCCTGCATGACGTGCCTCGTTTGTGCGTCGACTTCGGATACATCGCCTTGAGCAGCGTGAGCATGCCGCGCATCTGCGCCGGGGTCTGCGGCGCGACACGCCGCCCCACGAACCGGGCGAGGTTGGGCAGGGTCTTCGCGCGACCCAGCGCCGCGACCATCCACGCCATCGTCCGATCGCGTTCGACCGCTTCCCGCTGCCGGTCTCGCTGCGCCGCCAACTCCCGCCACAACTCACGCAGCGACATGCGCCAGAACTGGTCGGGGTCGATACCCGCGCGCCGCGCGTCGATGTAGAGCCGCCGCCACCGTGACCCCGGTTCGCGCGAGGGCGGTGTCGGCGTTTCGCCGTGCTCGGGTGGACTGTCGTCCTCGTTGAGCCGTACCAGCGCCACCACGAACGCCTGCAACGCGGTCACCCCACCGAGACCATCCGCCATGGCACCGGCCGACTCTGGATCCGGGAACACTGCCGCGTGCGCGTCCTGCAAGCCCGCCCAGAACAGCCACCGCAGATCCGTCACGCGGCCCGCGTTCGCCCCATCGACGATGTCCATCAGATCGCGGCCCGACAGGTCCTCGAGTTGACAGCAGGCCTCGACCACCAACCTCAACCGGTACACCCCGCGAGGCGCGACGAGCTGAAGCTCGCCGCGCTCCCGGTTCGCCATTACGGCAGGTCGGCGTCGTACGCTTCAGTCGGCTGGAACGACGCCGTGAAGTTGATCTTGTCCGTCCCGCTGATCTCGCCAGGCTGGAACTGCGACACGTAGCCGCGGAAGGGCCATTCCGTGGTGTCCGCGTCGTTCAGCACGATCTTGAAGTTGTGCGTCGTGCGCGCGCGCCACAGGGCAATCAGACCGCCGCTCTGGAAGGCGCCCGTGCCGCCGCCCGCGTTGGACTGGCTCTGCTCGGTGGGCAACCAGACCCCGTTCACCGTGAACGGGCCGGAGTCCCGGAAGCCCGGCATGTGCTCGTGGTGCGCGTCGGGGCTGCGCAGGTGCGTGCGCTTGATGTCCTCGGTCGACATCTGCCCGGGCTGGATCGACGTGATGCCGGCGATGGCCTCGAAGACCTCCGGACTGGCACCATTGCCGACGAGCAACTGGGCGCCATAGCCGTGAATCGCGTCTTCGACAGCGTAGTACGTGTTCGTGCGGTTGCTCATCGTCTTCGTGCTCCTCTGTTGGTCCTCGAATGCTTCAGGCTCGGTACGAAACCTGATAGTCCTGGGACACCGTTACCACCCGCAGTTCATCCGGGTCGTAGCTCCGACGCCGGTCCAATCGCGCCGACGCGTGAATCGTGATCGCCGGGCTGCCGATCTCGCCCGTCCATCCGGACAGTCCCGATCCGGCGTCGTCCCCGTGCACCGCCGACGCCACGGTCTGCGCCAACGCGTACGGGTTCACCCCTGATCGCTCCTGTGCGAACGTATCAACCTGCACCCGGGCCGTGCGCATCGCCATGGCGCCGCGCATGTGCGGGTCCTGTTGCTCGTCAATCAACTGCACCCGCACGCAGGGGTACGTCGGCGACTGGGGCAACCGGTCCAGATAGACCCGTGTCGACACCAGCGCCGTGACCGCACTCAGCGCGAGCAGCCGCGCGACGACGGCTTCTTCGACCGTCATTCCCCACTCCCCGCGGTCGTCATGGCGATCGTGGACAGCTCGATCCCCTCACGCCGACCGATCTCGACTGCCTGCACGATGTCGTAGATGCGACCGCGGTAGACCAGGCGGCGCGTCTTCGGCACGTCCACGTAGTCCGGATCCATGTCGTCCCGCCACTGCAGTCGCCAGCGTGTGTCGAAGCGCGCGGCCAACTGCGCGGTCTGCCACCGCTCCGATCCGCGCAGGTCCTCCTTCGACATCCACACGCCCGACTCCAACTCGCTCCAGGTTTCGGTCGGGAAGCCGGACGACGCCTCGGACAACTGCTCGATGGTCACTTCCCGATCGAGGGCCCCGGCACTCAATCCCGCCATGGCACCTCCCACGGCGCCTGCGTCCGCAACGCGGAATGCTGGAACGCGCGGATGATGGTGCTGGCCCCGAGCGGCAGCTCGGCAAGCGTGGCCGACGACTCCACGACCGCAGCATCGTTGCGGTGGAAGTGCCCGACCAGCAGCAGCAGGCAGCTCTGGATCAAGCTCGGCACCGTCTCGTAGCCACACGTGAACGTGATGCGGACCGAGAGGTCCTGCTCAATCGTGGTCGGCCACGAGGCGCCGTCGTTCAGCACGATCCGACCCGGTTCTGCGTGCGCGCCCAGCGGAGCGTGCACGGTGTAGTTGTCCGCGTCGAACGTGACCCACGTGCCATCGTCGGCGAGGTATTCCACCGCCAGCACGGCGACCAGCGGCGGCCGCGGCAGTTCGATGTACCGATCCACCGCCGGGAAGCAGTCGAGTTGCCACTGGTACGGTGTCTCGACGCACTGGCGGCCTGTCTGCTCCTGGAAGTACTCGGTCGCCCCGACAATCCAGAGCGTGAAGAGGTCATCCATCGCGCTCGACATCCGCGACACCCGCCGCTGCTGCTTGACCAGATCCAGCGAGACGGCCAGCGGCGCCGCCGGGGACGCTTCGAGCTTCGTCAGTAGTTGGGTTACGCGACGCATGCCGCCCCCTGTTCTCTAACCCAGTGCTGGGCGACCCACGGATAGTCCGCGGCCACTCCCTTGGTCCACGGGTCCGTGGAACCGTGGAAGAACACGATGCGCGCGTTGTCGGGCAGCGTCCGCCGGGTCCCACGCAGGTGGTTCCGGAAGCTGTAGACACCGTCGCGCGTGGCCCAGCGCGCTTCACCCGGACCGAGGCAGTAGGAGATCCAGCCCTGATCGGACCCCCAGCACCCCGCGCGCTTGGCCATGGCCGGGGAGGTCGCCGGATCGAACCGGTCCCAGACCTGCCGGCGGCACCCTGCGGTCATCAGAATCAGCGAGCCGTTGTAGTGACTCCCGGGCATGGGGTTCGTGTCGCCCCACATCACGAAGTCCTCCGGACGATCCCAGAGCGGCGTGAGGTCGCCGGTGATGACGCAGTCCAGATCCAGCGAGACGAACCGCGGCCCGATCACGTCGGCCATGGCCGGATGGAACAGTCGCAGCCGCCGGTAGCAGCTCGGGTTCTTGCCCCCGTGCGGGCTGGGCAGATCCGCGAAGTCCTGCCAGATCGGCAGCGCCTCGACGCGCGGATCCAGCCCGCGGGTGTCATCGGTGAAGCAGATGAACCGGTGCGGATGGGGAAAGTGCCGGGCCACCATCGCCCGCAGCACGTTCACGGCCTCTGGGCCGAAGGTGGACCGGTAGCCCGCCACCGGGGTCCACCGGAAACAGCAGACAGCCATGGGCCTCATGCGACCTGCTCCCACGGCACCAGACCGTGCAGGGGCTGCCACCCCGGGATGCTGGCGCGCGCCGCCTTCCGCAGAAGCAGGTCCCGTTCATTCTCCGGATCGTTCTTGCGCGTGAACACCGTGGGCAACGTCGAGGCGTCCGGGATGACTTCGCGGGGGTAGCGGATCAGCACCTCGGGCAGCAGCACGTGAGCCCGTGCCGCAGCCATGACGCGATCCTTGAACTCCCCGCTCGTCCCGTAGCACCCGGACAGCCGCTCGTCATAGCCCCCGACCTTCGGGTGGAAGAACAGCGACCGCGTCAGCAGCCAGCTGTCGTTGTGCGGCTTGTAGGGCTCACACGCCTCCAGGGCGTACGGCCAGATGTCGGGCGCCGTCACGCGCCGGAACCGGTACACATTCTCGGGATCCAGCTGGCCTTCGACCAACCGGCGCAGCGTCCCCTCGGGCACCGCGTGATCGATGTCCGTCAACAGAAGCCAGTCCGTGGTGGCCACCTTCGCGCCGAGGTTGCGACAGGCCAGCCAGTTCCACCGCTTCTTCTCGAGCAGCCGGAAGAGCCGCAGGGACGCCAGACCCTCGGCCACCAGTGACTTCGGGCCCGGGCGCTGCCCCTTCGGGGAGCAGTCGTCCACGATGACCACGTGCAGGTGCGCGCGCAGGGCCTCCGGGTAGTCCATCCAGATGCGCTGCGCCTCCGCCAGCATGCCGAGGTTGCAGAAGTGCGGCAGGATGAGCGTGATCTCGCGCATCAGGCCACCACCCAGAAGAAGCTCGGCGACTTGTCCGCCATGAGCACGTACACCGGGGCGATCCGCCGCGCGCGCACGAACGCGTCCACCGCAGGCTTCACCTGGAGCCACGGCTTGCGGTCCGTCGTCACGTAGTCGTGACCGGCGACGATGCCCCCGCGGCGCACCTTGGGCACCCACGCCTCGAGGTCCTGCGTGACGAACTCCCGGCCGTGGTTGCCGTCGATATAGACGAAGTCCAGCGACCCGTTCGGCACCGCGCGCGACGCGGTCACCGACTCCTGCCGCACGATGTCGCAGCCGAACGGGGCCAACTGCGCGCAGGCCGTGCGATACGCTGCTTCCAGCCGCTCGGCGTCGTTCTTCTTGTCCTCGTAGGAGGCGTAGCTCGCCCACGGATCCACGCAGCGCAGCCGCAGGCCGGGCACCCGCTCGCAGAGCCGCTTCGAGAAGTCCCCCGCCCACACGCCAATCTCGGCGCCCGTGGTGAAGCCCAACGTCGCGAAGAGCCGCGCCAGATCGTCCCGGCTGGCCTGCAGCACGCCGGGCGAGGTCTGATACCGCTGCACGAAGGCGTCGAGGCTCATGCCGCCCCACATGCAGAGATACCCTGTGGTATACTCAGGGTATGCAAAAAGATTCCTTTTACACGGAGGAAGAGCGTCGTGTGGGGCGCAACCGTAGCTGGGGCTTTCCGAATAGTTGGCGAGACTATAAAGGGCGCTGTGACGCCTACATCGCCCCTGACTACAACTACTGCCCGAGGTGCGGCGTCCCTGCCAATGTGGCCTTCTTCCCCAGTAACGAGAGGGATCTCTCCTTTCGACGATGTCCGAGGTGTGGCACCGAAGATGGACGACACAACGGCACACAGCCGTGCGATCGATGCCTGTCTGAACGAACTCGCGAAAACATCGAGCGCAATATCGCCGAAGGCCGACATCCGTACGACTTCGGCCACTACGGTAAGTCTGGTGGTTACCGTGGCGGTCGCCCGACATCTGAGATCCCACCTTCTGAACGCAAGGACTCGTAACGTGACGAAACAGATGATCTCGTTCACCGAGAGGCTCATGCCGCCCCACATGTAGAGATACCCTGTGGTATACTCAGGGTATGAAACGGACACCTAGACGCCCTATCGACAACCCTGACGTCATTGCCGCCGCGCTTGGCTTTCCAATAAGGCATGCCAAAGGCACTAGAGAAGAGATGCTGCTGATCAAGTTGTTCCGTGTGAGACACAGCCTCTCTTGGCTGATCCATTGCATTAATGGAGCTGCATCCGATGCCGGTCTGACCACTCCAGGCAACTACGCTATTGCCTCCGTACCGCAACGACTTAAACGAAACGCGGCAAAGACGGTTGCTGAAAAGAAGCTGGTCGAATTGTTCAAGAAGGCAGAGAAGCTCCATCTGGAGCTGATGAATGACTAAACAGATGATCTCGTTCACCGATCCCCAGTTGAAGTTCTTGAAGAAGGAAGCCAAGCGCCTCGACATCTCCGTTGCGGAGTTGGTGCGCCGCATCATCGACGCCCACATCGAACGACCATGACGACTGGATGGTCCGTCGAGCGTGCGCTGACCACGCCAAATCTTCAGCGGCGTCAGCACGTGCTACCCCACAGCGCGTCCACCCACGGCCACTGCTGAACGGCAATCGCATTCTTCGGCTTCTTGCAAAGGATCACCTTCGCCTGCGATGGCATTGGCGTCCCTGTCGCCGCGAAGTCAGGGTCCTTGACCAGTTGCGAGATGCGAGGGAACCACGCGTACGGCATAGCGAGTGCTTCCTCGCTCGCTTCGCCGATGTGATCCTGATCGGTCGAGAGCCGCTGTGCCACTTCCGGCGTCCACCGGGTCCAGAGGTCCGATTGCGTCCCCCCGTCCCACACCATCACCGAGCTATTGAACCGACGCACCAGACGACGACCGAAGCGGTCCCGGTCCAAGTGCGCGCGCTCGACGATGAACGCGTCCTCGGTCAGGGCGATCGGCGCCGGAAAGTCCACGATGGGATCGAGGGCATCGACGACGAGGGTGTCGAGGTCCAGAAACAGACACCGACCGACCAGCCCGATCGCCGGGTCGAACAGGCGCAGCTTGTTCCAGTAGCCGACGCCGTTGTCCGGCACGATGCCGGCGAGGCTGGCGATGTGAATCCGGTCGATCGAGGCTGGCAACTCCGCGGCCCGGTCGGTCAGGCAGACGAAGTGGAACGGCCGCGCGAGGTGGCGCCGCACCATGCGCTCGAGACGCACCACGTACTCGGCGGTGTATGGATACGGCCCCGCGACGAACACGCAGGCGACGGTCAGCACGGATCCTCCACACGCAACACCGCCACCCATTCCCGGGATGGCTTTGCCAGCGGCGACACGGGCGCGACGCCAGCGATGGCGAACCCGGCAGCCGCCATGCGGGCCTGCCACCACGCGTCGTCCTCGACAATGAGGTGCGCGTTCCGGCCATCCGCCATGGTCTTGTTCGACGGCCGGGTGGCGATGACCACGAACACCGCCCGCCGGGCCAGCAAGTGCAGATGCGCGAGCACGTCTGTCAGGCGATCGGGCTCGATGTGCTCGAGCACGTCGGTGCATACCACGAGGTCCGCGAAGTCTGGGTGGCCGTCCTTCCCCGGGATGGCCGGGTCGTATTCATCGAGACGCACCACCGAGGGCAGCAGCAGCCGCAGCGCCGCGACCAGACGCCCCTGCCCGCAGCCGTAGTCCAGCACAGAGGTGCACCCCAGCTGCTGCACCAGACCCGCGACGGCCGGGGCCCACTTGTCGCCCTTGCCGCCGTAGCCATTCGGCCGCGCGTGCAGCTCCTTCTGCAGCTCCCGGTAGGCCGGGGAGATGCAGCGGGCCAGACGATCGTCGGCCACCGTGCGCAACTTCACGCCCGCACCCCCACATGCGCCGAGTAGCCGAAGTCCCGACGCGTCGCCCCGGAGAACGGGTCCACGCGGTACTGCTCCACGCTGTAACCGGCCGCCAGAGCCTCCGCGAGCAGCGAATCGAAAAGAGCCTGCAGGTCCTGCCGCGGGTGGTCGAAGATCGGCGTCTTCCCGTCGGTGCCCTGATACCAGTGCTGCCGGCCCTCACGCTTCAACCGCGCGACGGCATGCTTCAGGTGCAGCTGCTGCTCCATCCGGGTGTAATGGATGGCCTTGATGCGCGAATCGCTCAGGGCGTACTTGCCCGTGGTGTCCTTCTCAAAGTCCGCGCAGTCCCAGTTGCCCTCGAACGGGTCCAGCAGCCCCTGGTGTTCGCGGAAGTAGTTCAGGACCGTCCCGTGCGCGTCCGGCATCTGCCGCAACGCCTTCAGGTCGGGCACGTGCCCCTTCGCCTTCGCGCAGTCGAACAGGATGCAGGACGTCGACAACTTCCCCGTCGCGTTCCGCACGAGCCCGACATGCGGGATCGGCTGGCTCCAGAGCTCAGCGATGTCCGCGAGGAAGAAGAAGTCCGAGTCCGTGTAGATGGCACGGCCCTGGTAGCCGCACACCGACGGAATCGACCAGCGGAAGTGCGTGAACGGGGTCCGCCCGCTGCTGCACTTCCAGCCCGACCAGGGGCCCGTCGCCGCCTGCTGCATCCAGACAATGTCGACCGGCTGGCTGGCATGCTTCCGGACCGTGTATTCGAGCACCAGCTGCGACTCGAGGTCGCAGTTTGTGCCGTCGGCACCGACGAACAGACGGATCGGCTGCGTCACGCGGTCACTCCTGGCAGCTCGTACGGCCGCCTCCGGCGCTTGTGGTCATGGTGGTCATGCACGCCGTAGGGGTTCTGGTGGCGCGTGCCCTTGAGCGCCGCGATCGAGAACCCATGCACCCACGCGCTGTAGTCGAGGCTCACCTGCGTGTTGTCACCAGGCCATCTGGCGATCTCGCGGTCCCACGTCTCGCCGAAGGCGCGCGCCTGCTCGGATCGGTCACGCACGACGATGCAGGCGATGCTCAGGTGGTCTGGCTGGAAGCCCGCCGACTGGTAGGCCGCCATCTGTGCCTCTGCGTCGACCTTGCGGGCCTGCCCATTCCGGACAAGTCGCCGCGCCTCCTCGTAGCAGGTCCGCCGCTCGTGATGTCTGAGCGCCGCCACGGGCGCGTCGCCCGCATGCTTCAGCAGACGCGGCAGGTCCGTCAGCGTGAAGGACGCGTCGATCCAGACGCTCCGGTTGTAGCTCGCGAAGAGCTGCTCCGGCACACACCGCAGGTGCCACGCCTCACGGCGCGAATTCGACGCCTGGCGGTAGACGATGGTCCAGCCCTTGGCGTCAGCGTGGGCGCGCGGGCGATCGGTGAAGCAGACACACGCCGCCGCACCAGCCGGTGCCGGTTTGAGTGAGTCGCTCTCGCCGAAAATCGTGGTGAAGACGACCACGCCCTTCATAGGAACGCCTCCAGCGGCTGCTTCTCGAACGCCGTCACCGCGCTCGTCGGCGAGCAGTTCACGATCCGCACGCCCTTCGCTTTGGCATCCTGCGCCAGGCGCTTCAGCGGGCCCATGTGCCGGGTGAAGTGGTCCTGCGGCGGGAACGGCATCGGGTGCTTGCAGAAGTGCCCGCCCTGCATGTCGTAGCCAAGCAGGATGATCTCGCGCGCGCCGAACAGGTACGCCAGGTGGATCGCCGACGTCCCGGAGTCGTAGCCCCCGACATGCGCCGGGGACCGCAGCTCGGACAGCGTCTCGTGATCCTTCGTCCGGGTCACGCGCTTCACGTCATAGGGCGCCAGCGACGGACAGTCCGCCTTGCCGCGCACGATGATGTGCTCGCCTCGGAACTTCGGGATCAACGCCGCGGCGATCTCGTTCGTGCCCTCACCGGACAGGAACAGCACGTCCGCATCCGGCCGCAGGAGCACGCCATGCTTCACGGCGATGATCCGCCCGCGTAGCCGCGCAATCTGCGCCGCCTGCGCCTTCACGCTCTCCCCGCTGCAGATGATGAAGCAGCGCTCGCCGGGCCACGCCTCGGGCACGCTCCAGACAGAACGCATCAGGCGACACCGATTAGCGAGAAAACCCAAAGCGTTTTGGGTATGATAGCCACCATGACTAAAAAGAATCCGCACGCAGTCGCACTAGGAAGAAGAGGCGGTCGGGTTGGCGGCGCGGCAAAGACAGTTGCTAAGGCCACCGCCGCGAAGTCGAACGGCGCGAAGGGTGGTCGTCCCTTACAAGCAGCGCCAGTACTGGCAGTATCAATCTCCGGTGGACGCCCATTCCTGATGGAGGTTTTCCGAGTCGACCCAGATGAGGAGAAGGACGAAAAGGCCTTCGGTGATGAAACATTTCTCAACATCACTGTCTCAAAGCCTGGTCCCAGAACCGCGCGCGCGCTCACACGCCTCCATGCTGCTGGGGCTCTCGTGACATTCCAGTTCAGATTCACACCGTCTGATGTGTTCGACTTCGAAGGGCGCATCGAAACGATCACACCAGTCAGTCGACTGATACGCGTGAGGATCGCTGCAACAATGTGACGGCATCTCGCCCGCGTCATGCCGCCCTCGCCACCGTCGTCGCCAGGATCGCCCGATACTGCGCCGCGATCGCCGACACCGTGAACTGCGACGCACGCTGCAGCCCGTGGGCGTAGGCCAGTTGCCGCTGCTCCAGCGTCGCCAGGTGCGCCAGCCCGTGGGCCAACTGGTCGATCCGCTCAATCGCAAGGCCGGGCGGCCGCACCTCGTCGTACGCCGCGCACGGCATCGTCAGGATCGGCCGACCCGCCGCGATGGCATTGACGTACTTCACGCCGCTCTTCCAGGCGCGGCACGCCGGACCGTTCCACGGGCCATCTCGGAAGGCCACGAGGATGTCCACCAGGCGCAGATCGGTCGGCGCTACCGTGAACGTCAGCCCCAGCGCCGGGCA